TCTTGTTTTTTCTTATAGATGTGCGTGCCAGCGTTTAAAGCAAGCTTAATTGCCCCTAACCACATATTAAACCCAAGTTACTGGTTTTTGTTTTCTAGCAGCGCCAGAACCTTTAACTTCTTGTTTGTTGCCAACAGCTAAATAAGATTTTCCTCTAAAACTTGTTGCTGATCTTGGATCAACAATTTTTTTAGAATCTTCCATTTTAATTATTGTAGGCTTTTTATAGTTTTGCATAATATTTACCTTTTACCCTTTTGGTTTCATGTTAGCAAGTGTTAATCTGTTTTCATTTGCTATTTCTTGTTTCTCAATTGAAGTATCAGCACGTAATTCTGCTAATTCTTCGTTTTGTTCAAGCTTTTCTTCATTTAAATTCTTAGCTTGAAGTAGTTTTGCTCTTTCAAGTTCTTGTTTAGCAGTTGTTTCTTCCTGTTTACGTTGATTCTCCATTGCTTTTAAATCAACTTCTCTTGATTTTAGTTTTAATAAAGGATCAGAATCAAATTGAGATGTAATTTCTTTTTCTTCCTTCATAAAATCGCCTGTCATCTCTGCAATCAATACTGCTTTTCTTGCTTCAATGTTTTGTGTCATCTCTTGCACCTGTTGTTGTGCTTGTGGGTTAACTGCTGCTTGTTGCGCAAGTTGTTGTAGTTGTACCATTTGCTCTCTATATTCTAATTGCACTTGTTCAGTTGCCATTAAACTTATATGTTCTAATATATTTTTTTGTATCGCAGCCATAACCGGTGGATTATTTCTAACTAAATTAGTTGACATAATATTTAAGTGAGCAGTAACATGCGCTCTATGATCTTGTCCTGGAAATGCTTGAAATTGTTTTCCGCCTAATGCATCTATGTGTTCAAGACTCGGATCTTTAGGTGCTTTTGGTGGCGGTGGTGGTAAAATTCTATCAATATCTTTTATACCTAACGCTTCATACATTTTTCTAAATGCCATGTATGAATTATGTATTTGTGGATTTGACATCGCAAGTTGTAATCCAGTTTGAGCTAAAGATATTCTTTGACTCATTGAAAATATGTTTGGATCCGCAACAGGTAGTACATCTACTTTGTCATCAAAATCTGTGACCTTAACATTTTTTTGTCCACCAACAACATCGTAAGGATATTCTGGTGGTAAATAAGTAGCAAATACTTTTGCTAATAATTTAAATTCATTCTTTAATGCCGAGTATAGTCGTTTATGGATTGCTGACATCACTCTTGAACCACGTTCTAAAAGAGCTACAGTCGTACCAACAGCTGCTTGTTGGTTCCCGTCACCGACCTGCATGTCAGCAATGGACGCGAATCTCTGTCCTGCTTGAACTACAGTTCCCATCAAAGCTAATAAAGTTTGTGATGGTTCCTTGTAAGGTAAAAATACAAATGCATCTTTTAGATTACCACCTGGAGTATCTACATCTTTAAATTCTCCTGGCTGTATTGGTGTTGCGTCATCTTTTACTCTGACACCTCTTTGTTTAAATCCGGCTGGTAAGTTTGATAAAGTTCCAGCATCTAACAACTGACGGAGAGCCGACGTTGCTGTACGGCTCAATCCGCCAATCATATGAATGAGTCCAAAACCATAAAACCCTAGTCCGGGCAGAAATTTGAAATGGACAAAATATTGGATTTTATTTTTAAGTGGATCATTGGGCGCAAAGTTTCGTCTTACGGACAAAACTTTTTGACTACCTTCTTCGATTGTAACGACGTAAGGTAATTTTATTTCTGTTGGTTCACCGTCTTGACCAACATCTTCAAAACCTTCTAAATCTAAATTAACGTGACATTCAAGTAATGTGTATAAAGTTTCTGCTCGTGCTGTTTTAGTAACACCTTCTAATTCACGTTCTTTGTCAGTAACTTTATCAGCATCTGTTGCTGCTGAAGGTTTTGCTAATTCTATATCTGTATAAAAACCATTTACTTGTTGTTTACGTAAATCGTTTTCAGAAATTTTAATAACATGAATGACTGCTTCCGCATCGTCTAATGAAGTTGCTGTATAAGGTACAACAAGATCATCTGCGGGAACAAATTTTGATACAGCTCGTCCTAATAAATCATCATAATAAACTTTTTTAAATGTTGAACCTGCAAGAGGTAAATGAAATAACATTTGATCAAATTCTGGTTCGTATTCTTTCATCTGATCCATCAATTGATAATTCATGAAATCTTTTACTCTTTGAGATTGTTGTTCTTTTAATGGACTCGATACACCTAGCATTTGTGTTCTAACTGGACCATCTGCTGGTAATAATTCTTTATAAGCTAATGCTTGAAACTGAGTTACAGCTTCTGCTAATACAGGGTGAGTTGCACCTGATGCTCCTTGAAAAGGTTCATTACGATTATCGTATTTAAAACCTAAAAGATCTAAACCATTGATATAAGATTGTTCCCAATCTTTTCTTGATGATTTATAATCTTGGTAATCTGATCTAATTTTTGATCCAATGGGATCTAAAATTTCTTCTGATAATATATCTGCTAAGTTATCAAAGTGCGATTGCGAACCTACTTGGTTCACGGCATTTGGATCAAAATCAATAGTCGCACCACCATCTTCTTCTGGTATTACTTCTACGGGTCCTTGTTGTTGTTCTTGCTCCGTAATATCGACTTCTTGTTCCGGCCCAGGAACATTTAATTGAGTACGAGTATTCGGGAGACCTTTTTCAATATCTGCCATTTATTCTCCTATGATTTTTTACCATTGATTAATATAGAACGCAACCCTTGTCTTTCAGGTGGAATTGCACTTGGTTTACGTATTGCAGCTATACCACCTCCCATATAACCTGCTCTGCCTCCAGAGGCTCCTTCAAATATCCCTAGACCTTTATATTGAGGAAATTTATATAAAAAATTCTCTATTAATTCAGGTGGAATATTTTCTTTTGTTATAGTTTGATTTGGTCCTTCTTTTAATAAATCTAATTTTTTTTGTTTTGCCACTAGCTCAGGGTTAGTAAATGGAATTTTTTCTCTTGTTTTAATCCAGTTCCATATAGGTCCAGAATAAGGGTCTGCTTGATCCCAAGTTTTTCCTTTATTAAATTCATCTACTATTTTAGATTTAATTCTATCTTGTAATTTTGAATAAGATGATCCTGTTGGATCTGCTGTTTGAAATTTTTTAACAACATCTTCTCCTGTCGTCATAACATTCTTAAGTCTCTCTTCTATTTGTGGTGTTATAACATTTTTAGACCAATTAATATCAGCATCCATATCTTGAAAAAAATCCTTACGATTTTGTGCAGGTATATTTTTTTTATAGGTAGGAAAATCAAAACGTGAAGCATGTAGTAATCTATCCGATTCATTTTGCTTATCAGCTTCATACCATTTCTGCATCTGAAGTTGTCCTGAAAGTGCTCCTTCTTTATTAATTAAGTCACCTAACTGTGTTAACATATCAAACTGACTTCTAACTTCATTAGGGATTATGGGAAGGTTTCTACCTTTTTTAGCTTTAGCTTTTGATCCCAACAACATATCTAAATCTCTAGAATGTTTTCCAGGAATAAACCATAAACCTTCATTAATTGCTTCACCTAAACTTTTACCTTTTCCAAATTCATTAATTCCAGCCAAAGTAGAATACCATGCTTCTCCACCTACTAGCGTTAATGGATTACCCCAACGACCAACTTTTGCAACATTATTTAAAATAGATCTTCCTGCAGTTAATGATTCTTTAGATTTTAGATAGTTTGCCATTCGTGAATCTTTCATCACTTCTTGTAAAAATTCTTGTGGGTATTTTTTAGCAAATGATTTACCACATAAACCTCCGCCACCATTTGCAAATTTAGTTTTACATATTTTTACATTTTTATATTTTTCAGATTTACTTAATATATCGTTAGTTAATAAAGCTCCGCCTCTTTTAGAATTGTTTACGATTTCTTGAAAAGATGCTCCAATTTGTTTTACATTAGTTTTTGCATTTTTTATATTTTCTAAAAAAGTATAACTTTTTTTAATATTTGCTTTATCAACATTAGAAACATTTCCTTTAGTCCACTTATTTTTTAATTTACCTTCATCAGTAAAATATTTGTTAACAAATTTTTTTGTTTCTTTTTCTGTCATATTAGGAAACTCATCAAACATATCCATAGATTTAGGTTTTTGAAAAATTTCTCCATAAACTTGTCCATCACTTAAAGTAACTGTTTTATAACCATCTGATTGAGCTACATACTTCATTAATAAATTATCTTGTTCTGCTAAAAGTTTTTTCTTTGCTCCTGCAGATGCTTTAGAGTTTTTAATTTTTTTTATTTTATTTTCA